ACCGGAAAGTAGCGCCTCGTCGGTAATCTTTCCGCCTTTTCCGGCTTTTTTTACCTTTACGGAAACACTGGATTGTGCTAGCTGGGAAATCGGAATGGCACCGCCCTCGGCAACGTCTTCCGCATCACCAATGTAAACGTACTTTGGGAGTGTTACGGTGTCGCCCGCATGTCCCTGCAGGGTGGTATCCGTAGTTGCGAGAGGCGAAAGTTTAATCAGGTCGGTAAGTTTTTCCTCAATCATGCCCGCCATAACCTGAGGGTCAATCAATTGGGCGAGCGTTGTAATTCCATCTGCCATAAAATATCATGTCCTTTCTTTAATCAGCTTTGGACAGTTCGGCGAATTCATCGGGGTGTTCTTTCTTAAAGTTGATACGTTCAAGATATCCCATTTTGCCGAACTGTTCTTTTGTTGTTTTTGTGTCTTTCGGGTCGTCATGCTGCCGCTGAAAGTTTCCGAGACTCCCGGTTCCACCGTTTGGTTTATTTTCCGGATCTTTGTTAGGATCAGCCTGTGGAAACATAGCAGCATAGTCCTTTTTGCAGGATTCCAACAGAGCATCGGAGTCTTTTAAGGATCCGTCGTCTGCAAATTCCACGGTATCGCCCAGTTTAAACATGATGTAATCCGTATCTTTGCAGCCGGCGGCAGTGAGAGCACTCTGCAGGTTCCATGTTTGCCGGTCTTTGACGCGCCCGGCTTTTTCGGCGCTTAGCTGAGTCTGCAGATCTTTCACGTCGACGCTTTCAAAATCTGCAATCTTTGTGTTAGCTGCCGTAAGGCCGGTGCGCAGGGTGCCGATCTCGGTGTCTTTGGTCTTAATCTGAGTGCGCAGAGTAGTAAGCTCTGTGCCATGCTGATCCAAGATTTTGTCGATCACATCTTTTTCGAGACCGAGGTCAGCTAAAAATTTTCTGTCCATAAGTTTCTCCTTTCGCAACACACGTTTTTACCGAGGTGCCGATCCTCCGTTGCCCCGTAGTTTCGCGACGTCGGGCCGGTCAATTTTTTGTATGAAAAAAGCAGCCCCGTAAAGGCTGCTTCATTCTGAATTTGGGCATAAAAATACCGCCAGGTACTATGCCGGGCGGTTAGTGCAACTGTGATAAAATAAAAGTTTTTAAAATTGACATCCCGAAAATTCCCACTTGTTTTGCAAGGTGAAGAATCTTTGCGGATGCTTTTTCACTGGCTTCAATTCCTGCCATCTTTTCAACATACTCAACGCCCTGCCGAGTGAGGAAAACATTGTCCATTTTAACAGCGTGAATCTTATTTCCTCTCATTTCGTCAGGAGGTGTCCATACAAGGCCCTGAATATAACCTTCATTCTGCAGCTTTAAAAGGGAAGCTGCAAAAACCGGGCGTTCCAGTTCAAGACTTCCTTCCGTAACGGTTCGCATATCTGGAACATCCTTTTGATATTCGGAATAAAGCGCATAAAGGACTTGATGCTTTGGATCGTTTGTCATTCGGATTCACCTCACTACATAAAAATACCACCCTGCCTTTTGGTGGGTGGCATTAAATCACACATTGAATATCTTCTTGCTTATTTATGCTTATTGTATCATTGCCGTCATCAGATTTCAATAGCCATTTATCAAGTGCCGGATTGTCGCTTTTGCCGGCGGCCCAGTCGCCTAATTCTTTACCGATTTCATCATAGCTTTTTGGGATTACCGCCGTGACTGTACACATGCCGTTCGGGTGGTCGAAGGGGAGAGCATCTTTTCGATAAATCCTGCCGTCACGCTGTGCGCATAGCTCGCACATGCGGGCACCATGACTGCTGTGCCATTTGTATGATTCAACAAAAGGATTATCCTTTGTTGCCCGCTGAAATGACAGCTGATAAGCATGTGTAACCGCTGTGCGGGCAAGCCTCTGCGCGTTATAGTCAACCACTTGATTGACACCCGGATAAATAATGTTCCAGTTCCAGGGCTTCGCGGCCTTTGGATCAACGTACATTTCCAGATCCTTTGCAAGGTCAAAGGCAGATTTCTGAGCATCAATTCCCTTGACGATCACGGTCTGTATATCTCGGTTATACTTTTTGCGATAGTTCCAAATTCGATCAGACAGCCCGGAAAAGTCTTTGTAAATTCCACCGGACATCAGCTCATCGGCAGCAGACTGCGGGACTCTGGAAAAAACATCCGAAAAATGTTCAGAGAGTTCCGGGGCAAGTTTGGAATAAAACGCCTGTTCTGCCCTTACAGGGGCTTTTGCAGATTGTAGCAAACTATCCGCAACACCTGCTTTAATCGTTGTATAGAGCCGCTTGCTGTCTTTCTGCAGGTTCTTTGCATAATCCTTGACCCACCGATAAGTGAGAGACTCTGGATTATATCGCTGCAGGCGGTGGTTTAAGTCATCCGCGATTTCCTGATAAAGATCAGCGATTTGTTTTTGCTGTGCCTTTGTGATTGCAATACGCGTCTGCTCGGCGGCTTTAATGAGCTCCCAGTAATTCCCCAGCCGGCCGGACATTACTCATCACCAGCCGGGGAGGGCTCAGCTGTAAAGCTGTCCTGCATCATCTGCTGTTCTTTGGCGATCTGTTGGATTTCAGCATCTGCTTCCTCGGGAGTCATGCCCTTACTGTTAGGACCGCCCCATTTTGTGAGGTAGCTCTTAATAGATCTGGTCTTGTTGGAAACTTCGGATAGATCGAGTTGCTTTTCCTCGTCTTCATCTTCCGGCAGGGGGTACTGATTATCAATCATGATCACATGTTTGTCTGCTTCAAAGGCTCCATAGACATTTTTAAGGTTTGGCTGTACATCGGCAGCATAAAGCAGCATTTCTGCCAGCCATTCGAGCGCCGGACCCCAGGCATTCATCTTTTCCTCACACCGGCAGATAAGCGGCCAGTACAAGGTCTTTAATCCTTTGCCGCTAGTGATCACATTGCGGGTACTCTCCTGGTTAAGATCAGGTACACCGACAAGATCGTGCATGTCCTGCTTGATAGTAGACTCAGTATCCGCAAAAGCAGAGGCGTAAGAAAAGGTGTTGGAGATCGTTCCAACCTGCACGCTGGGTGCTCCGCCGTCGCTCGCCTGTGCCAGGTCGCCTTTAAGATCCCATAAAGCACCGGGTGCACAACGGAAAGACTTCATGCAGCTAGGATCAACGCCCGACATGTATGTAATCTGATTCATTCCTTTGCGCAGAGAATCAATGTTGCCGGACTTTAACCGACCGTACCAGGCATCATCACACATTAGATCCCGGATTTCACTGACGCCTTCCGTATCGCCGGACAAGCCATCGTTAAGGATCACATAGGCCGGTATTCGGTCAAGCCCCGTGTCATAATCCTGCTTTGTGCCGTCCCATTCTATCGTTTTGCCATAGCCGTCCGTAATGCGCTCATCGAGTAAGCAACGGTCGTTCTCCATATGATACTTTTGAACCCAAATGCGTTGCCGAGATCGGTCGGCATCGTCCTGCATCGTATAGAAAAATACAATACGTTCCAATGTATCCACATCGTCAAGCGCTGTCTCATACACAAAGCCATCTGCAGGCACAAACATGATGCTCAGCTTATCTTCGGTTACATTGACTTTAAGAGCGACTCTGCCGCCGATCAGACAGTCACGAGCGCCTTTGATCAGTTTATCCCGCCATAGATTAGACTTAAAGGCCTTATTAAGATACGTCTGCATGTTGGATTCATTTGGACGCCCGTCCTTCGTTTCAGTTTCTTCTGGACAGATTACTTTGATTTCCGGAGATTTGCCGAAAAGAAACTGTGCTTCGCGCCGGATCAGCTTCTTAATTTGCTTCGACGGCAGCTTTGCCGGAACATAGTCGCCGCCCGTGTCTACCTCGAAACGTGCGCCGTTATTGTAGATCGAGTAATAATCCTCGATCTTTCCCAAACGTTGAAGAACATCGGGTCCATAAGGTCCGACAAGTTCTTGATAAATAAAATCTGGTATCAGAATAATCACCTCCCATATTTTTTATCACTGTAAATTCCGTACCGGATTGCGTCCTGCACATCGTCATCAGTCTTTACCGGTTCGTCAGTTCCCTTTTTCCAGACATAAGAGTATATCTCATGAGGGAACCTGCTGACGTTTTCCCGCACAATAAACAGTCGCTTTTGCTTATAGAGACTTGCAACTTCGGAAATACCGGCGAGCACGTCTTTCCGGGCATTGATTGCCCGCAGTCCGTTAATTCGCATTTGCTGAATTAAATCCGGACGTGCAGAATCACAGTAGAAATTGATATCTCCATACTGATCTTTGATCGATTGCCCGATCTTGATCCAGTTGTCGATATGCCGATGCTGTGCAGCCCATTCACGAAACAGGTAATACCGGCCGTCTTCTGTGCGGCCGATCAGTACAAACGCACCCCAGTGCTCCCAACCGAAGTCAACTCCGACGAACCAGCGACTGATCTCGTCAATTGGAACCTTGTCAGCGGATATGTAATGGACCTTTTCATCAAAGTCAGGATACACAGCACCGTCGGCCGATACCCACGCACCGTTAATATCGCGGTCGTAGAACATGCCGGACGGGGTAGAGGTCTTTATATTCTGCCGGTATCTTTCTGACAGGAAGGTATTGTCGTCAAGCCTCCATGGATACTGCACGATCGTTTTACCGTCGGCTTTGTCGATGTAGTCGGTTTTGAGCCAGTGTGCAGGATCAGCCGGGTTAGTATCCATAAGGATCCGGGCGCCGTCACCTGAACACCGGGATTTAATTTCGTCAAAGACTTCTTCATTTGCAACGCATGCTTCGTTGATGTAAGCGCCCCAGGCTGTCATGCCGCGGATACGTCCCATATCATTGA